TTTGGTAAAAAGTCCTAGTTTCTTGTAATAGTAATTTTATAAACAGGAAAAATTATGGCAAGTTCAGCTACACCTATGGGTGCTAGACCTGTAAGTTCATTAGTATCTTGTGCATACAATGCGAAAATAACTCATTATAAAATCAAAAATGCATATGGAACATCCATATTCTATGGAGATTTTGTAAAGTGGGCAGACGATAATCCTAATACTACTATCCAAAAGGATACTGGTACAGCGACTCTAACCCCAATTGGTGTTTTCCTTGGATGTGCTTATACTGATCCTACAACAGGTCAATTCACCACAAATCAATATTTTCCAGCTTCAGTAGCTGCTGATGATATTGTTGCGTATGTTGCTTCTGATCCCTTCGTGGTCATGCAGATGCAATCAGACGAATCACTTACTCAAGATGATTTGGGTAAAAATGTCGGAGTCGTTCAGACTGCTGGGTCAACTAACATTGGCACAAGTAGAAATGCGATTGATGGAAGTACAGCAAATACTACCAACACACTACCATTAAAGATTATCGACTTTGTTGATGGTCCTGATAGTGAAGTTGGAGACAGCTATACTGACGTATTGGTGATGTTCAACGTAGGACATCAGTTACTTAACACAACAGGCATAGGCTAATAGGAGAATATTATGGCAGCTATTTCAAGAGCAAATGAGCTAAAACAACTCCTTCCAGGTCTTAACGCACTGTTTGGAGATGAGTACAACAATTACGAGAATGAGCATGAGCAAATCTATGTAACTGAAAATTCTGAGAGATCATTCGAAGAAGAACTTAAGTTATCAGGTTTCGCTGCTGCTCCAGTAAAAGATGAAGGTGCATCTATATCTTTTGATACAGCACAAGAATCTTTTGTAGCTCGTTACACACACGAAACTATTGCTTTAGGTTTCTCAGTTACTGAGGAAGCTATGGAAGATAATCTTTATGTAAGTTTATCTGCTAGGTATACTAAAGCATTAGCAAGAGCAATGGCTTACACTAAGCAAGTCAAATCAGCTTATCCACTTAATAATGGATTTACTAACTCTTTCCAATCTGGAGATGGTGTAAATTTATTTACAGCAAGTGGTGATGGTGTATCAGGTGGTGATGGTCATCCATTAGTATCTGGCGGCAAGAACTCTAACAGACCAGTCACTGGTGCTGACTTGAACGAAACATCTTTAGAAGATGCAGTAATTCAAATTAGTAAGTGGACTGATGAAAGAGGTCTTAAAATTGCAGCTAGACCTAAGAAGTTGATCGTTCCTACTGATCTACAGTTCGTAGCTACTCGTCTACTAGACAGTGAGTACAGAGTTGGAACTGCTGACAATGACATCAATGCAATCAGAAACAATGGTGTGATTCCAGAAGGCTTCTCAGTTAATCATTATTTAACTGATACTAATGCTTTCTTTATCATTACTGATGTGCCTGATGGCATGAAGCATTTTGTCAGAAGTCCAATGACTACAAGCATGGATGGAGACTTTGATACTGGAAACGTAAGATATAAAGCTAGAGAAAGATATTCATTTGGAGTATCTGATCCGCTTGGTATTTTTGGTTCACCAGGATCAAGCTAAAACTTTAAGGGGAGCTTTTGCTCCCCTTTTTTTCGTTCTAGGGATTTTTTAATTTGTCTATCAACTGCCCTAGCAGACTTGCCAAGATGATAGATATTTTCTTTTAGGAGAAAAAAATGGCTAATACAACTTTTACTGGAGCCGTAAGATCAGAAAATGGTTTCCAATCAATAACAAAAAATACAACTACAGGTGCAGTTACTGTAGAGGCAACTTATGACGTAAGACCTAATTTTAGAACAACTGTAGATAACTCAACACTTAATACTGGTGCTGCTGTTACTACTACACTTGCTACAAGTCAGTCAGGAACTATCTTTGAAGTAGATGGAACCGATGATATTGTGGTAAATATGCCAGCTTTAAGTACAGGTAATGTTGGTACTACTTATGAGTTTTTTGTAACTACAGCAGTTGGTTCAGGTAAAACTGTAACATTTGTACTTCCAGGTGCTGGAGTATCAAATTTCTTTGGTGCTTTATCACTTATGGGTGGTACTGCTGCTAACCCAGCTTCAGATGTTGCAGGTGATACTTTGACTTTACCAGCTACTGTTGCTGTAAATGCTAGAGTAAAACTTACTTGTATTTCTGACGATGGCACTAACTCTACTTGGAAAGCAGAAGCTCTTTCAACACCAATAGCAACTATTGCTTAATAGGAAAATACTATGAGTTTAACATCAGCAACAGATGTTCAAGCAGTATTCATTGAGGCTGATACTGATGCATTAGATGCAGATGGCATCAGCCAATCGCAAACACCATCAGGTGCAGGCAATTTAACCATTAATGGTGCAAAAGCCTCTGGTGGTGTTGCTACTTTTAATTCTGCTAGGCAAGTAACAATTACTTCAGCAGGCAATGATTTAGCTAGAACATTTACAATAACAGGAACAGATATTAATGGTTTTACAATTACTGAAGCTGTAACTGGTGCTAATGCATCAGCAGCAACAAGTACAAAGCATTTTAAAACAGTAACACAAATAGCAGTAGATGACGCTACTGCTGGTGCAGTTACGGCTGGTATGAATACATCTGCTATAGCAGTTGTATTTGCAGGTCGTTCACGACTTAAAGGTGCTTTTATAGTCAACTCTTCTACAGCAGGTACTGTATCTTTTAGAGATAGTTCAGATGCTGGAGAAAGTGGTACAACTAAATTGCAGTTAGGAACTGTAGCTAGTGCAACTGCTGAAAGAGATGTAACCATTCCTGGTGAAGGCGTAGTATTTACAGATGGAGTTTATATTCCATATACAGCAGGTACTACAATATTTACCAGTATTACAGCGTTCCACGCATAAAAGGTATTATTATGAAATATATAATTGCAGAAAACGGAAACTTTCCTCCACAATATAATGTTTTAGAGGAAAGCAAAGATGGTATTTACAGAGTTGTTTTTGGACCAGACCCTGATTTAGAGGATGCCCAAAGAAAACACGCTGAATTATCTGGTATCACAAAAAGAGCTAAAAAAGAAGATGGCACATTTAAAGCAGATAATCCATCAACTCCAGATATAAATGAAGCATATGTTTCTGGTAAAAAACCTGTTAAAAAGAAAACTGTAAAAAAATCACCAGCTAAGAAAAAAACTGTAGCTAAGAAAAAAACAGTTAAGAAAAAATAGTGTTAGATAAGACTCTATTGATGAATGAACTTCGTCAATGGAGTCGCACTGTATTAGAAAATCCGCAGGAAAAATTTAATAATCTTCCTGCTTGTCCACACGCAAAAAAAACTTGGGATAATAACAAAGTAAATGTTGTTATAAGTAAGTGTGATATGTGGTCAGACCTTATGGATTACATTATAAATTTTGATGATACTTATGATGTAATTATTTATTGTGGTGATGATTATAAAAATATTACCGCAGATGAAGTAGATACAAGAATTAATTTACTTAATCAAAAAGCAAATAAATATAATTTATATGTAATGGGTTCGCACCCTGATACTGAAATAAAATTTGCAACTGAACAAGAAGAATTTCAAGGATTATTTGAAGATGATTATTATCAGATATTTATTCAAAGATTAGATATATTAGTAAAAGCATCTGATAATATTTTTAAAAAAGGTTATTATAAAAATTATAATAATGAACAATTTAACTCACAAATATTAAGCAGGAGAAAATTATGCGAGATATGAAAAAAATGGGCGGTAGAAAAACCAAAGTAAATAAAATGGGCATGGGTCAAAAAACTGGTGTAATGAAAAAAAACATCGGTAAAAAAACTGAAATGCGTAATATGAAAGGTGGTATGGGCACCAAAATAGAAAACTTTAAAGACATGATGTATAAAAAGTTTGGCGGTAAAACATAAACCAGTAAACTTTTTTATTATTTAAATATTTTCTATGCCTATAAGAAAGAAGGCTAAAATGCCTGCTAGGAATAAAAAAAACTTTAGACCTACTAAGTCTGGTGCTGGTATGACTAAAGCTGGTGTAAAAGCCTATAGAAGATTAAATCCTGGTTCTAAATTAAAAACTGCTGTTACTGGTAAAGTAAAAAAAGGTAGTAAAGCTGCAAAACGTAGAAAGTCTTATTGTGCAAGATCACTTGGTCAATTAAAGAGAAGTTCAGCTAAAACAAGAAATGATCCTAATTCTAGAATTAGACAGGCTCGTAGAAGATGGAAGTGTTAAATGGTAATGACTAGAGCTAACTTTGGTGTAATGACAAGCAAAGCACCAGCCAGTAAAAAAAAATATAATTCTAAAAAGAAAAAAGTAGATAAAAAAAGGAAAAAATAAATGGCAACAAGCGGTACAACAACATTTAATTTAGATTTATCAGATATCATGGAAGAAGCCTATGAGCTTTGTGGTCTTGTTATGCGTTCTGGTTATGAATATCGTACAGCTAAACGAGCATTAAATTTAATTTTTCTTGAATGGCAAAATAAAGGTTTAAATCTTTGGAAGATTGAACAAGATACTATTACATTAGTTGCAGGAATATCATCTTATGCTGCTGATACAAGTGCATTAGAAGTAGTTGATGCTTTTATCAGAACAGATGCAGGTAATACATCCAATCAATTTGACCAAACATTAAATAGAATATCTAGAACACAATATAATCATCAAGCTAAAAAACTTACACAAGCTAAACCTACACAGTTTTATGTAGACAAAGGCACATCAGGAATTAATCTTGTAGTTTGGTCTACACCAGATAGTGCACAAACTTATACTTTAGTTTATGACTATATTAAAAGAATAGAAGATGCAGGTGATCCTGCTTCTAATAATGCTGATGTACCAGCACAATATTTACCATGCCTTACTTATGCTTTAGCTTATAACATTGCTTGTAAATCACCAGAAGCATTGCAAAGAATACCTATGATTAAAATGCGATATGATGAGCTTTGGAATGAAGTAAGTGATGCTAATAGAGAAAGAGCATCAGTTAAATTTGTTCCTGATAGCAGTGTTTATACTAATTACTAATGTACGCAAAAGGTTCAAAAGCACTTGGCATATGCGATAGATGTGGTTTTACTTATAAACTTGCAGAATTAAAATACGAAGTTCAAGATGAAGTAAGAAATGGTTTAAGAGTATGTTTTAGTTGTTTTGATTTAGATCAACCTCAATATAGAGTTGGTCAATTACAAACATCAGACCCACAAGCATTGTATAATCCTAGAACAGATTCAGGAGAAAAAAGTTCAACATCTTATTATGGATTTGATCCTGTTACAGGAATTGGTATTGTAATGCAAGGTAATATTGGTAAAGTAACTATAACAACAGATTAAAATGACATACGCAGAACTTAAAAGTTTAATACAAAATTATTTACAAAATACTGAAACACAGTTTGTTTCAGATTTACCTAGCATTATTAAACAAGCAGAAGAAAGAATTTTAAAAACAATTCAACTTCCTGTTTTTAGAAAAAATGTATCAGGAACACTAACATCAGGTAATGAGTATCTTTCTACACCTTCAGATTTTTTAGATAACTTTTCTTTATCATTTACCAGTAGTAGCTCACAAACTTTTTTATTATTTAAAGATGTTAATTTTATAAGAGAAGCATATCCAAATAGTTCTACAACAGGTACACCTAAGCATTATGCTTTATTTGATGATGGTACTTTTATAATAGGTCCAACTCCTGATAGCAGTTATGCTGTTGAATTACATTATTTTTATAGACCAGCATCCATTACAGCAGGTGGAGATAGTGGAACAACATGGCTTTCAGATAATGCAGAAAATGCTTTATTATATGGTTCATTGCTTGAGGCATATATTTATATGAAAGGTGAGTCTGATTTAATATCTGTATATCAACAAAGATTTTTACAAGCACTAGCTAGACTAAAAAATCTTGGAGAAGGAGATAATACAGTAGATAATTATAGAGATGATGTGGTTAGAGTAGAGAGGACATAATGTTAAGTGTAGATTCAAAACCAATTGTAGGTAGTGTAACTGTAAAAACTACAAACAATAAAGGTTTAAGTCCTGAATACTGGACAGAAAGAATAGTAAATAAAATTGTAAGTATTAGCGATAATGCTGATCCTGTGGTTAAAGCACAAGCAGAAGCATTTAAAGAAACTATACAAGCATTTGTTTTATTATATATGAAGCAAGCTATTGCAAGTGATAGAGCAACAGTAGCAGGTTTATTAGAAAAACAAGGTCATAAACAAATGGCTGATA